GGAGCAGCAGCACGTCCACCTTTTTTCATTTAGCACCTCCTTCGGCTATGCTCAACCTGCGATTTGCGCGAGCAAACTTGCTATATCGGGACGAGCGCCAGCAGCAGGGGCCGCACCAGTCATTTGTTCTGGAGTTGGCTGCGAGGCAGGGGCTGGGGCCATACCTGCTGCTGGAACTTGTGCGCCCATCATTTCTTCTGGGACTTCTGGAGCAAACACTTCATCTACTATTGTTTCGATTGCTTTGCCTTTTTGACGGCCTTTGATAACTTCCGCAATTCGGGTAACGATTTGAGAAGGGTCTTGACCTTGTGCTGCAAGCGCGGGGATAGCCTGAGCATACTGAGCCATAGCAACACGAAGAGAATCACGCATCTCTTCAATGTCCACACGTTGTTCTTCTTGAGTGACATTTAACTCCATTGGAATTTCGCGACGTACATAATCTCTTGAAACTAACTTATCGCTACGCATTTGTAGCAAAGCAATGATTGCACGGTTAGGGTCCATACCGGACATAATTCCGTAGCGTACATCTACACCATATTCGCCAGCGATAGCCTTAGATGGAACATACTTCATTGAGTATGGTGTGCCATCTTCGCTTCCGCGAATCTCTTTGGTCATATTGCCAAATACTTTTTCATCTACTTCAAAGCAGAGTGCTACAAGTTCTGTAAACAAACGAGCAAACTGTGCTTGAGCCGAGCGAATCTGTGTATCGAATCCAGCCTGTAGAGCCTGAACTCCACGACCAGTTACAACAGAAGCATCAAGATTACCGGAACGTACTTCTGGATATCTTGCGCCTAAACGTAGTTCTCGTTCTAGTACGCCAGACTCTGTGAATACTCCAGGAGGAAGTTCCAGCGGTACACGGCGAATCGCTTGTGGATTGGCAGACCGCATAATCGAGTCAGGGCCGAGGGCCAACTCTTGCACATCTTGAGGGATTGCAATGGGCGCTTGGATTGACTTTTCTGCCGCTTGTATTTGCAAAACTGCAAAGCGAGCACGGGCCAGTTGTACCGCTAGAACATCATCAAACTGACCTCGTGCTTCGCCATCAATAGATGAACGAACAGCAACTGAAGCCAGACACTTACCAAGGACGTTTACTGTCTGCGATAGAATCAGGTTATTGCGCTCTGGGATAAATAATAAATCTTGGTCTTTGTCGTGATAACGAACCAGCGTTAGGTATGGAGTATTTGCTGGCATTTTGTTTAGCGGATAACTTGCGTTATTAGCGCCAAGGATTTCATTGTAGAACTCTGGATACTGTGATGCTAAAGTCTCAGCGTCAGTATTTGTAATGTGGGTCAAAGAAATTGTGCGACCAAATCTGTCAATCTCTGGGTAAACACCAAATGGATTTAGCAAGCGGATACGTGGATTGTTGTTTATGTAATCCATCTCAACGATTGCTGGCAACATACCGTAGGTGTTGAACCAGTCAGCACCGGTGTACATCTGAATCTGTAGGTCTGAACCTGAGACGTAGTAGTTTGCAATGCGGGTTCTGGTATCAGCGGCTTTACGTGCTGAGTCTGAAACCATATTGGTAGCAGAGCATTCAAAGGAAGGTAGTGGTGCCATTGCTTCTGCAAGGTCACGAGCAGCAACGTCAATGAAGTTAGCGACTAGAGGCTTCGGATATTCTTCCGTAAACATAGCAGGGTAGACCTTGGAGATATCTCCTTGGCGTACAGAAAGTACGCTACGCATACGCTGGTCGCGTGGGGCATACTTCGTCTTTAGACGGTCTACCTTAGCGATAACCTCTTTGGCTGATAACACTTAGCCTCCCTAAATGAACTGACGTTCCTTGTCCTGCAGTAGTTGGTCGATATTGACCACAACTTGTCGCCTTCGCTCATTATGATTGAGGAAGGGGTTATTCATATGTGTCTTCTGATTGAGTCCTACGTTTAGCATTTCTCTTGCTCTGATTTCACAGAACCAAAGCGCCATAACCATATCGGTCTTACCTTTGGTCGTCGGAGACCAAGTAATAAGTTGCTCGATAAGACTCTTTACATTCTCTGTCTGGTCTGATGGTAGATGAATCAGATTATCTCTATGATGCTTTCCATCAGGTTGCTTAGTTCCAAATAAAGTGGACATAGAAGCCACACCGAATCCTGAATCCCATTTGTTATTACCAGTATGGTGCTCTCTAAGGATAGTTCCTTTAGATGCTAAGAACTGGCGGATACCTTCATCCTGCGTCAAGAAGGACTGGAAAGCGTTGCGCTCAACTATCCATTCAGACGGAGCGTAGACGTTTGTCCAATCCGTGATAAGTTGTCTAATCTGAGCAGGTGTTGGACGCGTAATCTTGATAGCATCCACGATATATCTCTTATGACTAATACGGTCAACAGCGTAACAGATAGCGGCAGTGTCGCCGACCATCGCAGGGTCGAGGCCACAGATAAAAGAAAAGCCGTTAATGTCACGAGGATGTCCAGGTGATCCTGGATTGAGGCGACCCGCCTTCCGCATTCCGTCAATGCTGCCTTTAACGCAAACCGGGTCAAAGATGGCGTCATCTGAAATATCTTGCTGCTGATAGATAAGCGCCCAAGTGGACGCATCCATCGCTTGTCTTTCCGCAAAAAGGTGTTTTCCATTCCAGCGCGGATATAAGCCTTCTTCAGTTTTATCATCATCGGTCTGCCCATCGAATGGTTGGTCTGAATATGGCCAGAGCGTAACCCACTTCTCGGGGTTTTCATTTGATTCAAGTAAAGCCGGCATTGCTAGATAAGTCCACGGAATCTGACCGCCCGGATATCGGTCCGGGTTACGCAGTTCTTTGTATAGGTCAACCGCGGCAACGCGGGTACCTACAACAATCAACTTGCCTGTTGGGTTAAGACGGGACCTTACGTCCTGCTGTAGCCATTTGATTTGTCGCTCAAAGTCATTTGCATTACTTAGGGTAACTGCGTCATCTATGATAATCATATCTGCACGCTTACCGTAAATCTGACCACCGATACCCACGGCTTCTAGGTTCGGGTCCTTCTCAGAAGACTCTCTAAGTTCATCACCGAAGGTGACTCTGGTAGCCTGCCAGGAAGCGGTCTTGGTATTGAACCCGACACCAGCGGCGTAAGCCTGCTGGAGGTCTGAGTACATTGGGTGGGTAAGACGTTGCTTTATGGCGTATAAGAAATCCGCCGCTAGGCGTTGAGTCTGGGAAACTATTAGAACCCGGAAGTTGGGGTTATTAACAATCTTGTAGGTTACATAGTCCACGGTCACGGTTATGGACTTCGCGTGGTTTGGTGGAATGTTAATTAGGATGCGGTTATCCGCAAGACCCTTTTCGTACTTCATAGAGGTATGGAACCAAGATGGGTCTCTACCCTCTATAACATCTATCAGGTTCTTTTGGTGACCGAAGGTCTCCTGGTGGAGATATTGTTTTCTCCAGGTAACGAAATCTAAATTACGGGCAGTCTCTTCTGTAAAGTTTTTTTCTAGAGCACCCTGGCGGGTGCGATCTAGTAGAGCCTTAAATGTTGGGTCTGACCTACGGTAGTACTCATAAGTCTTAACCGATTTACCAGCAATGGTACAAGCCTGCTCTACCGTCAAGCCATCGGCTATCGCCTGGAGTATTGCTCTCTTGGCTTTATCGACTTCTTTCATCGAATTAAAATTTTGGGGCATTAGGCTCCTGTTGAAAAATGGTAGAACTATCCCCACTAAAAACGGTGCTTCGCACCGTAACGCTACCGCCCCGTCGGCGGCTGCTGACACAGCCCCCTAGGGGCTGGGCTATCGCTCAGACTAGGGGTCTTCGCGAAGCCCTAGCGTAGCGAGTAGGGCTCGTAAACCGACTCGTATCGTCGTTTTACTCCCCTACTATATATAAGGCAGGAAAAATAGGGGATTTCCCACTATTGTGATTGACTTCACAAAATAGTGGGTAAATACCCGGACAAATACGGACATTCCCCCCGAGCAAAATTCACTTTAGTGTAGATATTTTGTGAGGGAGTACTGTCAC